ACGCGCCACCTGGCGAGCCATATGCACCACGCCAATCGGACCAGCCGAAGCTGTACCGTTCGCGAGCCTTGTAGCGAAGATTGCCGGTCTCGAAGTCGCCTTCGATGCCGCGGCTGATCTTCTTACGCAGCATGTGCTTCAGCCCATCAGGACAGTCCGTCTTCAGTGTCCACTGATCCGGATCCGTCAAGCGATGATTCACGGAGAATCCGTCGCCCACGGTGCCCAGAGTGTAGATGGCCGAGATGTCGTTATCGCCAGTGTTGGTGCGATACGGCGACATCAGGATCCGCGTAGCCACGAATTGCAGCTCGGTCGGAATGATGAGCTTCGTGATCTGCGCTGCGATCGGAATGCCACGGTCGTCATCAAACTCTGAGATGTCGATCGCCGCCTGTTCCAGTGACGCCTCTGCAAGGTCAGCCGGTGTGGCCAGGGTATTGCTCTGGACACCTCCGCCGAACTGCGGATGCAGTGCTGAGAACAACGGAACACCGTCGCCGCCAAGGAAGCCGGCTGCGAATCCGTTGTTGAGAATATCAGCACCCTTGACTTCTTTGGTGTGCTGATGTGAGCGAGCAAGGGCACGAGCGTACTTGTTACCCAGGCTGCCGTAGAGACCGTCTTCCTCGGCTTCCTCAGTGATGGCGAATGCCAAGGCAATCGTCTCATGAGTGTACCGAGCAACGTAACTCTCCGCGCCCTGGTCGTATGCCACGCCTTCGCCTTCAGGCTTGACTGGCGCACCAGCGAAGCCAGCGAGCAGCACGTCTTCCTCGAATGCTTTCATCGATCGCTCGATGTCGAAGATGTCGCGCCATTCCTCTGGATACCGCTTGTACTCCATGCCGAAGACAGCGTTCAGCCCTTCCTGCAACTGCTTGCGAAAGTCACTTCGATTCATTGCCATGATTAGACTCCCGCTGCTGCTAGTTGGCCGTAGGAATGGTTGTTGATAAGAACGCGAGCCTTCGCGAACTCACCGAAATCATTCTCTGGGATGCGAGAGAGACCAAGGATACGAAGCTGTCTCGCGGATGCGTTAAGCGACGTTTGGTCAAGCTCGAAAGCCGATCGGCCTGTAAATGCGGACCCCGCACCAGCAACAAAGTTAGCCAACAGGCCAACATTTGCCACTACCAGGCCAGCAGATCCGCTGACCTGTATGACGAACTCCTGTCTTGGGTCGTCATATACGAGGGCTTCTGGGTTGTCTTCGCCACGCTGCAACCCTGTGCCTACGGTGCCAGTCCGCCAGAAAGGCCGGAACTGAACATCCCCATTGGCATCGGTGAAACGAACGCCGGCAAAGATACCTACGATCAGGTTGCTATTGCCGGCTGTCGCGAGACTGATGGTTCGGCCAGATCCCAAGATGACAACTGGGTCACCTGAGAAAATATCTGCCGCTAAACCATTCGCAATCTCATACGATCCGAGCCGTTGAGGAGTTCCGCCTGCACCGTGTCGTGTGGCCGTAAAGCCAAACGGTCGGTCCACGTTCATTCGGATACCTCCAATCAATCATCGTCGGCTACCTGCGCATTTCGCATAGGAGCCACCGTAATGGATGAGTGCCTGGTCGCTGTGATCGGGCCGAAGCCTGATACATCGTCCTTGGACACTCCCTTTAGCTGACGTTCGATGGCACGATTCTGTCTGCGCTGCTTTTCTGCGAAAAACTTCTTCCGCTGAGCGTGAACTTCCTCGCGCATCTCACATAGGATCAAGTCCTCTACGCCGATGACATCCCCGAACTGGTCGATATTGATGGTCGGCAGTGAACGGCTGTCAATGCTTGACGCTTTGACCGGCTTCCATCCTTCTCGAAGTGCATTACTCAGTCGGGCAGTATCGCGAACTGTTCCAAGACGTATCCGAATGAAACGATTCACATATCCATCCCTGGCAGGTGGCGCATCCAAGTCTGAATGCCTCCGCCACTCCAAAACTTCATTTTCTCCTTCCGAGTCGTATAACTCGTCCATGTCCCTGTCGGTGTTCTCGTCGTGGACCTTTTCATCCGCGTGGACCACGGCTTCCGGCGCATTCTTCTGCTCGCCGCTTGACTTCTTTCCCTGGGCTGATTCCGCTCTCCGCTTCTCCGCTTGATTCCGTGCTTGCTGCTTTGCATTCGTACTCATCAGTCACAGCCCTCCAGGTAGTTTTCAACCGCTGCCGGATCTTCCGGATCCAGGCCGAACGCTCTCATGTTGGCAACCCTGGCGCGACTCAATGTCTTTCCCTTCTTCTTCCTGAACTTCTTCTTCGCTCTGGAGACGCCTCCGCGGTCACCCTCTGACACCGGGCTCCTTACCCGGCCTCGCTTCTTCTTTCGACGACCAGCCTTTTTCTTCGAGGGAACGCTACCGAACTCATCCTCGTCTTCGAGATCGAGATCACCGTCCTCCTCCTCCTCCTCGTCGAACTCCAGATCAATCGTGTGTTCCACAATGCCTGGATACTTCTCCTCGACGAGAGCTTCAAGCTGCTCGTAAAAGTCGTCATCGTGGGGATCGTATCCTTTCTTCTGCAAGGCGAGGTCCGCCTTACGAACGTAGGCTCGGACGTGTCCGAGGTCCTCGTCATCCCACCAAACCTGCTCCTCTATCCATTCCATGGCCCTGGGGATGACCTTGGGCGTCTCTGCGTCCAGGTCATCAGGCTCATCCGTGTGAGCAGCAGCTTCCAGTTCGCGCTTTTTATCGCGCTTGTCCGCAGTGATCTCAGACATCTGTCTGGTGAGGGCAGCGACTTTCGTGCTGTCGCCTTTCTCCATGGCAACCTCGATCTGCGATTCAATATCGTCGAGCTTGCCAGCGAACTCGTTGTCGAGTTCATCGGTCTTCCCTGACCGTTCAAGTGAAGCAATTCGTTCTTCCAGCTTGGAGATGGTTTCGCCGGCTTCCTTTTTGGCGGATGCTATCTCTCTGCTCGCTTCACGTTTGACCTTGACAAGACGCTTGCGCATCGCCTTGGTCATCTTCGCTGGACTGTACTCTCCTTCGTCGTCCAGGTCATCCTCGTTCTCCAACTCCAGCTTATCGTCATCCTTGGCTTTTGTGTCGTCGTGACGCTCAGTCTCGGTCAAATCCTCGTCGTCGAGTCCAAGCTGGCCGAGTACGTTTTCTGGTATCGGATCCACATTCCTACGCAGATCATCAAATTCGTACTCGATCTTTTCCCGTTGCGCCTTAGCCATCCTCGCTCTCCTAGTCCGCAACGACTTGTTGTCGCTGATATTTTCCTTTGCAATCCTCCAATCAAAGAGACATGCAATCGAACGCTTCGGGGAAATCCACCACGCAGATCACCTGCGTATCGGAAAGAATCACCCAGAGGGTGCCATCCTGCGTCCGAAACTTCTCACCGTCATGTTTACCAAACTGCACCCAGTCTCCAATCGAACATCCAATCGCTTGGGTCAAGTCCAACTTCGATCTGGTTATCGCTTCGTAAGCCAACGGGCCCATGGATCTAACCATGCCAACGTAAGTGCTGAACTCACGATTATCTCGATACTCATCCGGCGTAATAATTCCACCTGCGGTTGTCTCAGGTGGCTCCGGGATCTGCACCGCAATGCGCCACAGATCGATCTGACCGGGATAATCCTTCTCTACAAACGAGTCCAGCAATGTCGCTCCCTGCTGCTCTGCTACTTCCGCTTCAGAGATCATCCGCTTCTTCCTCTCCTTCAACTTTCACCAGGAACTCCCTGGTAATGGTCTGGATCCACTTCAGCTCGACGTTCTTGCCGACGAGCTTCATGTACTGGTCATGACCACAACCCTTGTCCATCTGGGCATGGTTCTCCGCCATACGTTCCTTGGAACGGTTGAGGACGAGTTCTGCCATCCTGAGCGCAGACATCGCCTTCTCCTGTGGTTAGAAAGCCTCTCCTGTTCCGGTGCGCTGGTGCTTGCCCATCGCGCCGCTGGCCTTCAAAGCCTTGGTCTTGTACATGCCCATGGTGCCCCTGGCAGTGCCAGGTGGTTTACTCGGCTTCTTGGTCATGTGCATCTGGCCGGCTGGAACTTTTTTATGCTCGTAGGGCATTAGTAACTGCCGCCCATGTTATGCGAGCCGCCGCTTTCTTTCCCTGTTCCGGTTTTCTGGTGCTTACCCATGGCACCGGAGACAGAGTGCTGACCTCCCAGCGGCGCTTTGCCAGTTTCCTTGGCACTGCGACCTGCGGTCTTGTCAGCGGAAGGCTTTGGATACTTCACGTAATCAGTCATGACTGATCTCCTCACCTGCGTCGATCTTGATTAGGGCTCGACACCTACCCCTTGTCTGCTTCAGCAGCGATCACCGACATGCGGAACTGCTGCTGATTTTGGCCGCCAGAGTACAGCCTGGCGATCAGTCGTAGCAACTTTCGGAATCCCATGTTGAGTTCCCTGGCTGAGTTGGCAAATTTGCGCGGCTGAATGTCTGACGACAACGCGCCCTGGTTGCGCAGGAACGCTCTGGCTGCCCGAACTTCTTTAGGACTTGCGACTGCCACGTTTCTTTCCCTTCTTCCTCACGGTGCTGCTTACTGTGCCCACCGGGCCCCTTCCAAAGGTGGCCACAGCGCGAGCTTTCTTATCCAGGCGGCGAACTTCGGCTCTCGATTCAGTGTCTTTACGTTTGCCCTCAGCGGTTGACTCTTTGTCCTTGCGCTCCTGCTCGGCTTCAGACTCCTCGTCATCACGCTCGATGCCGGCTGCGCTCTCTGCGCGGCCTCGCTCGATCTTGCCGATGACCTCCAGGTCGCGTTCATCTTCCTCGCGCTGAGCCTCATCCTGTTCAGCCTGTTCTTCCGGCGTCGGTGCCGGTGGTGGCGGAGGTTTGAGCTTCTTGGCCACAGCCTGGCTGATCAGTATCTCCAGGTCAGGTGGCAGATCTTCATTCTCACTCGGATCATCCAGGTTGATGTACGGGAGCTGCGTTCCCAGCTCGGCCTCGATCTGCTGTCGGTAAACGTAGGCTTTGTGTTCCATGATGTGGGCCTGGATCACCGGCTCCAGCATCTGCACCAGGTCAGGATTCTCCGCCGCCTGCTGCTGGGCAAAGTTCATGTGAACAGCGATATGCGACTCGTGGTCCTGGAGTGGATACACGGTCGAAGGATTGCCCACCAGGAAGTTCATGTTCTCGCTCACCGGATCCAGTGGAGCGTCCTTGTCCTCCGGCAAGATCTGATCCACGTCCGGGATCCGCAATGCCTGCAACATCCTGGTGTGGATGATCTTGCGCTGCTTCTTCGGGTACAGCTCCGGATCCGCCAGCACCAGCTCCAGCACTGCCTGGCTCTGCGCGATACGCTGCGTGGCTGACCAGATGTTCGGATCCGACACCGGGATGATGTCCACCCGGCCATCGAAGTCCTGCTTGAGGATCGATCGTTCCTCGCCCTGCACCTCGTAGGGATACTCGTCCACGTCCATGAACTCGAAGTTCAGCGTGGACATCATCTTGAACTCTTGCCTGGCTGAGACGTGCATGCGCTTGTGGATGCCGCTGAACACCTTCGAGCCCTGCTCGATCAGCGCCAGGGTGGTGCCTACCGGGCCAGTATTCGAGGCGTCACCGACCATGTTCTCGGTGGTGGTGGCGAAGCGCCGGCCCTCATCGGCCAGCATCTGTACCAGGGTGGCCAATGCAGTCGATGGCTCCTTGGCTGGCAGGTTGAAGAATGCGTTCGACAGCTCGTCCGCGGACATATCGACATCGATCCACTCACCAGGAGTAAAGCGTATCTCCCCAGCAATCTTGGCTTCTTTGCTCTTGAAGCCACCCTGTAAGTTTGCCACTGCTGCACTGTCGAGCAGGGCACGGATGCCACCGCTGACAGCTTTTGCGAGTGAGCCAATTATGTGTAGCAGGCCAAAGCCATAGAAACCAAGGCCAGGGAGATACTTGTAATGCGTGAACCAGATTCGCTTCTTCATCAGCGGATCGTCGTGCTTCCAGTTCCGCCTGACTGCCATGACCTCGCGAGACTCTGCCTCGACCGTGACCACGTATGGAGGAGCGATGTCGGAGTCCTGATCCCACGGCATGTGGTAATCGATGTGGTACTCCAACATCGTGTAGATCGTGTCGTCGTAATGCTGCTGAGGACTGCGATCGTCGGCCACGTCCTCCAAGTCGTACCTGGAGAAGCTGGTGTTCTTGTCTACCAGGATCTGCGGTGTCGGCAACAGCCTGGCATCTGCAATGAAAGATCCCGCCTCCTGGGCCCTGAATACATCATTCTCCGGCATTTCATATTTGTGACAGTACCGAGGTGCGTTC